GGATTTGTACTACATGAGCGAACGACCAATTTCAAGGGATATCAATTGGGTATCGAGGAAAATTGGCATTGATTTAGACATCGTTGAGGCGGTGCTTGCTGATTTCTTTGAGCTACGTGACGAAGGCTATTTCAACAAGCGTTGTGATGCTGAAATAACGAAATACAACAAACAAGTTGCGGTCAATCGCGAGATCGGTAAACGAGGCGGCAGACCAAAAAAAGCAGTATGATGGTTTTGAAACACGGCTAGGTAGGGATTGATCCCCCGACCGAAAAGGGTTACCCCTTCCCCTGCCGCAGTTTCTTCAAAGGGGCTTTCAAAAGCGGGATATATGCACTACTACCAATTTAACATTGGTGACTATGTCAGTCACACTCGACATCTGTCGCCAATTGAAGACATTGCCTATCGTCGTTTGCTCGACGCTTACTATCTAAGTGAACACCCGTTGAACATCGGTTTAACGTCCGTTGCACGGCAGATAGGCATGCGTGAGTACGAGGAAGAGGTGAAGCTGGTTCTTCAAGAGTTTTTTATTCTTGGTGAAGCTGGCTGGACAAACAGTCGGGCCGACAAAGAAATTGCCCATTACAAGTCAAAAATTGACCAAGCATCACGCGCAGGTAAAGCATCTGCTGAACGACGGCTCAACGGACGTTCAACGGATGTACCAACGGACGTTCAACCAACCAATAACCAAGAACCAATAACCAACAAACAAGAACCATTGGTAGAGAGCAAGCAGCGCGGTTCCCGCTTGCCAACCAACTTTGAAATTCCTGATGATTGGGTTGCTTTTTGCAAAACAGAAAGACCAGATCTTCAAGCAGACAAAACGTTTGCCAGTTTCAAAGACTATTGGGTAGCAGCTCCTAAAGGAATAAAACTTGATTGGTCGGCAACATGGAGAAATTGGGTTCGCAGTCAGAAAGCAGAGAAAAGCCAAGAATCGTTTTATGAACGTGATCAAAAACTCAAACGCGAGCGCATGAAGGAATTTACACCCCATGTTGCTGAATTGAAAAAGATTGACCCAAACACTGGTTTTTTTATTGAGGAGGTAACCGATGTCTATGCCATTACAAGCCGTTGATCGATTGTTTAGCCGATTGACCATGACCTATGGGCCAGCGTTTACACGAACCTTTGAGGGGCTTAATTTAAACGAAGTCAAATCTTTGTGGTCGCATGAATTGGCTTTTTACTGTACGCGAGATCGAATGATTGATGTTGCATGGGCTTTGGAAAACTTGCCCGAACGCGCACCAAACATTATTGAATTTAGAAATCTTTGCCGTAAAGCACCTGAACGCGAAGTTCCAAGGTTGCCTGAACCAAAAGCCGATCCAGTTCGTTTAAGAAAAGAATTGGCTAGATTGGGTGAAATACGGGAAAAAGTCCTTAGCACTACGGTTGACCACAAAGCATGGGCTCGACAAATTCTTGGGAATTATGAAGCTGGGGGCAAAGTAAACCCTACATCATTACGTTTTGCAAAAGAGGCATTAAGTTGAACCATGAACAAGCAACCAGAATCCTTGACCGACTACGTGACGGTTGGCAATTTAGTGAATTTGTCACCCTCCGAGCTCTCGAACTTACGGGAGACTATGACCCAGAGCGAAGCCAAAGAATGGATACAGCGCTATCAAAAAAAGATGATGGAGCATGGGAGAGCCAAAGCGTACGGTTGGTGGCAAATTACGTTAGCCGATATTGCAAAACGCAGAGGTAAACAGGCTGCTGAAGACTTGCGAAATCGCATGAACGCACTTAAAGAATCGAACGACTAATGACTTTTATCGTCACCTTCGAAGTCGATGGCGTACACGGCAAAGGACGTCCACGTTTTGCCAAGCGTGGCAACTTTGTCCAGACATACACTGACGCCAAGACCAAGTCTTATGAGACTTTAATTGCTGATGCAGCTAAAAAAGCTATGGGCAGTTCCGAGCCTTTAAAAACGCCTGTAAGCTTCTTTTGCTACATCAGGCTACCTATCCCTAAGTCCTACTCCAAAAGTCGATTTGCGGCATGTTTAAACGGCTTGGAGAGGCCATCTAAAAAGCCAGACTGGGATAACGTTGCAAAATCCGTGGCTGACGCAATAAATGGGATTGTTTATGTGGACGACTGTCAAATCGTTGACGCACACGTCACAAAAGTTTATGCCGCCAGTGCGGGGGTCAGTGTTTTGATAAAAGAAATAGGAGCAATATGACAGCATTAAAAGTGAAGTGGTACACAGGGTCCAAGGGCAAGGTTGGCATTGCTAGGGTGCAAACAGATAACGGCATTGAGTACCGCATCAGCACTGTTGATGGGTTTCTTGAGCACATGGACGTGCAGCAGGTTGTTGCCTGGGGTAGTCCTTTTCCAGCGGGTGCAGGTGAAGCCTTGTTTGGAGAGAGCGATGAGTGAAAAACTGATTGACCCTCAAGCCGCTGTAGATTTCATGATTGCCAAATCCAAGGCTTATGCGCAGGCCGAGGGCAACAAGACCTATATGGAAGAGCTGCGCAAGACGATCAAAGCCGAGCAGATGATTGAAGCTGAGAACCTTGGCCACAAGACGGCGGCCATGCAAGAGCGCGAGGCGTATGCGTCACCCAAGTACAAGCAGCATTTGCTCGCCCTTCAGCAAGCTGTAGAGGTGCGAGAAGAGCTGCGCTGGATGCTGATAGCTGCGCAGGCAAGGATAGAAGTTTGGCGATCACAAGAGGCCAGCAACAGGGCAGAGGGAAAAGCAACAATATGACCAAAATCAGTTGGGTTTTTGCATAAACATAGGGTTTGTCCCTACAAAATAACTGCAAATAGTTGTTGTGTCGTTTAATTCTGAGTTACACTAGCATCACTGACACAGCAACATCGCACAGTCAGGTAACACAGAAAGACCAGCGAAATGACTACTACCATCACCCAGACTCAAGCCCTTGTTGATTCACTCACAAGCGACATTGACAATCTCTACGTGCTTGACCAACAAATCAAAGCTCTTGAGATCAAGATCAAAAAAGCCAAAGCAGACATTGCAAACAAGTACGGCGAAGGCGAGCACAAGGGCGAGCTTCACAGCGTCAACGTGCAACTGATTGCAGTTTCAGGAGGTGTCGACTACAAGAAACTGTGCGTGACTTACGGCATCCAAGACGACGTGCTCAACACCTTCCGCAAAGAAGGTCGCGCTGACATCCGCGTCACTCCATCCAAGTAAATAAACTGAGGCTTCAGCCCCACAGGAGAAAACCATGTACAAAAATCTTGTTGAATCAGCACCCACAATGAACAACTCAGAAGCCCGTGAGTATGCAAATGCTCAGGCTTATCTTGCTGTCGGGTATGCCGACATGGCCGCTCGCACCATGAGCGCTCTGATCCGCTCTTGCCGCACCCAGCGCAGCTACAAGGCACTGATGCTTGCATCCCAAGAGATGGGCATTGCCCAGCACCCTGACTTTGTTATTTAAGGAGTATCACATGAGCAAAACACTTGAAAACCTTTTAGACCTGCGTCGCTGGATTGCACACATTGACGACGAGCGCAAGATGGGAAACAGCATCATTGTCACCCTTGCCAAAGGCTGGCATTTTGCAGACGATCTGGGCTGTGGCGTAAGGGGCTTTGACACCGTTGCCGAAGTCAAGGCTGGCACAAATAAAAGCAGCGTTGTGCAGCGCACCATTCACATTCAACTGAAAGCAAAAAAATCATGAATCCCGAGACCACCATGTCTGAGTACATCAAAGGCTTCGACGCAGGGTACAACTACTCCTTGCGCGAGATCGAAAGCTGGATCAGACGGCACGACTTTGACCCAAGATTTATCGGGCCTGTCGAAGTCCTGCTGGCGCATCTCAAGATGGAAAAGACAAATGAACCAAATTGAATTTGGCGATTGCCGAGAAACCATGCGCCAATGGAAAGATCAGGGCATCAAGGCACAAACGTGCGTGACCAGCCCACCTTACTACGGCTTGCGCGACTACGGCCACGAAGGACAGATTGGACTGGAGGAAACACCAGAGGAATACATCAAGGCAATGGTTGAGGTGTTCCAATGTGTGTGGGACGTGCTAGAAGACGATGGGACGCTGTGGCTAAACATTGGGGATAGTTACTACAACTATCGGCCCGGTGCTGGACAAAGACAAGGTAAGCAATCTATTTCATCTCAAAAATTTTCAGAAGTTGAAATTTGCCACAAACGCGGATTAAGACTTGATGGGTTAAAAGAAAAAGATTTAATCGGCATCCCTTGGATGCTTGCCTTTGCCCTTCGTGCCGATGGCTGGTATTTGCGCCAAGACATTATCTGGCACAAGCCAAACCCAATGCCTGAGTCGGTGCAAGACCGTTGCACTAAGGCGCATGAGTACATCTTTCTGATGAGCAAGTCGCAGAAGTATTACTACGATGCTGATGCAATTAAAGAAAAATCAACCCATGCTGGTGAACAAAGAAGTTTCAATTCTCCAAAAAAAGCAGAAAGAAATGTTGAAGGCAAAATATCAACTGGCAACGAAAGTCCAGATGCAATGCCAATTGAAGTTGCAGAGTATAAAAATAAACGAAGTGTTTGGTCGGTTAGTCCAAAGCCTTACGCTGGCGCTCACTTTGCCGTTTTTCCTTCAGACTTGATTGAGCCTTGCATCCTTGCTGGCGCACCAGTGGGCGGCATTGTCCTTGACCCGTTTATGGGTAGCGGCACTACGGCACAAGTAGCGCAAAACCTCGGGCGGCAATATCTAGGCTGTGAGCTAAACGTGGACTACAAGTCACTGCAAAAACAACGTTTATCTCAACAATCTTTAATTTTTGAGGAATAGGGAAACCACCTAGATTTATTTTCATCTTAAGTGTTGTATTGTTTAATTTGAGGTTATACTCACATCACGGTCAACAAGATCGGTAACACAGAAAGACAGCGAAATGACAACGTACATTGCACAAATCGAAACCCGTGTTGCAGGCATCCCCTGCATCATTGGCGTGACCGAATACATCAGCGTTGCAGGCGACAGCCGCGCAGACAGCGACTGGGACTACAGCGGCTACACCGAGAGCGAGTGGGAAGTGTGCGACCGCCGTGGACGCCCTGCTCCTTGGCTGGCCAACAAGTTGACCGACAAGATTGAAGCAGCCATTGAGCAAGAGATTGCCGAATATTTTAATTAAGGAGAAGATCATGGAAACCAACACAATCATTCACACAGAAGAAAAAGTCCGCATCAGCATTGCAGAATACGACGAGGGCGGTGCGTGGCTGAGTTTGCAAGCGAGTGGTGCAAGCATGTACGCTGTATTAACCCGCGCCGAGGCCGAGCAAATGCTGGCAGGCTTGCAAGCCATCTTGGCCAAGGAGGTTGTGTGACACCGTTAGTACGTGAAACCATCAAAATGGTTTTTAATAAAGGCATAGACCCCACTGAATTTCAGTGGTTTGATTTGTCGGGTTATGTTGACGATAAAAGCCATGTCGTTACTGAATCATTGATGAAATACCGCCCACCGTTTGAAAAGAATATTGTTGTTTGGCGTGGAAAAACAAAAAGCCATGTTTCTTTTGATGTTATTTTTATGGTGGTCGGAACTGATCCCGAAGAAGGTATTGTGATTGAAACGTGGAAAGGTGAAACAGGGCAGCCTTTAACCAACTATCCATCAATGGTTTATTTGATCGAAGGTGAAATGTTGCGGTATGGTCCATTAGATGACAACGCAAAAATATCAGAAGAAATGGGAACCACTTTGCTTGGGTTTTGTGGTAGTTGGTTTGATTCTTTGTGTCAATCAGTACAGTCGCATAAGCTAGCAATCAAAACAACTTTTACAAATCAGCGCAAAATCAAAGAGGGCAAGATGCCCACTTACGATTGGACAACGGTTGTCGTTGAGGCCACCAAGCCGAAAAATGAGCATCAAGGGGGTACACACGCAAGCCCTAGATTACACGATCGCAGAGGGCATTTGCGGCGGTTGAAGACGGGAAAAACTTGTTGGATTAAGGCACATAAAGTTGGCGACATCACAAAAGGTGTTGTGTTTCACGATTATGTTATCAAATAGAAAGAGCAAAGATGAACAACGAAGAAACCTTGACCGAAAAAGTGATAATTGGTACAATATTTATTGCGTTTTTGATCGTCATGTGCATGATGCCAGACATCTTGTAATCAAATCAAAAGCAAATCGGTTCTAACCGACAAACTACGGACGAGGAATAAGGTCATGCCAGAAACCGCCGCAAAGCCACCAAAACAACCCGCCAAGCGCAAAACAACACGCGAAGAGAAGGTAGCACGCCCCGGCGTCTACGAAGCCCTTGTAGAGGCTCCTAAGAAGGTAGGAGCACCAAAAGGGTCAGGATCAAAGTACACCGAAGAGCTGGCAGACAGGATATGTGACCTTGTCAGCAATGGGGTGAACTTACGCAAGGTGTGCAGGATAGACGGAATGCCAAGCTGGCGCACTGTGTACGATTGGGTCGTGGCTCACCCTGAGTTTGCCACACGCCTCGCACGTGCGCGGGAGTTGGGTTACGACTCGTTAGCCGAAGAAGCCCTTGAGATTAGCAACACTCCGCACCTTGGCCAGAAAAAGGTCTACAGCTCTGGCGCTGGTGATGAGGA